TATCTACGTCTGGTACTACTGGCGTGACTGTATTCTACGGATAAATCATGAAAATCAAGAAAATGGCAGATGGTGGTACAACTCCAGGATCGCAGCAGCCTACATATCCTTTCTATGGCAATCAGCAGACACAGGCAACAACAACTCCGCGTGTTGTGCAGAATGTAAATATTCCACAGCCTGGATTTCCCTTGAGCCAGCCTGCTAATACTTTGAACCAACAGCCTACTGCAATGAAGAAGGGTGGCAAGGTTAAGAGGTTTGCTAAAGGCGGAACGGTTGCTATTATAATTGCACCCAAAGTAGTGGATAAGAAAGACAAGTTTCCTACTAGGCCTGATGATAAGTATTTCCCAGATCAAGAAAAAGCTCCTTCTCCTGATGAGGGTTATAGAGGTACCAAGAAGCTAGCTAAAGGTGGTTCAGCTTCTAGCCGTGCAGATGGTATCGCCCAAAGAGGTAAGACTAGAGGGAAGTTTGTATAATGGGAATGTTAGCTAATGCTGGGTTTGGTGCAATGCTTGGGCCAACCCTACAGCGTAAGATGACTAAGCCATTAGATAAGGCGCTCTCTGCAACTGAGATGGATGAGCCTAACAAAGCAATGGAAAGGATGATGCAGACTGGCATGAAGAAGGGCGGATCAGTTAGCTCAGCTTCTAAAAGGGCTGATGGTATAGCTCAGCGCGGAAAAACCAAAGGGAGAATAGTATGAAGCGTATTAAGAAGATGGCAGGTGGAGCGCTAACGGATTCATCTGGCAATACTGTTAGGTCTTCAGACGGAGAGGAAGTAAGTTATGGTGAGCCAAGATCTAACTCCCGCCCAGATATAGACGAAAGCATCTGGGATCTAAAAGAGAAAGCAGCTAACACTGGCTATGGCGGAATGGGATCAAGAAAGGCGGCTGAGCCTAGGGCAAGAAAAGAAGAGGCAAAGAGTGAGGAGCCAGCTAAGGCAGCTCAACCAAAATTTGGTACTGCATTTGCAGAAGCTAGAAAGGCTGGACTTAAAACCTTTGAGCATAATGGGAAGAGATATACAACCCAAGTAAAGGATGATGCTCCTAAGAAGGCACCAGAAGTTAAGAGAGAAGAGCCGGCAGTTAAAGCTGAAATACCTGGTCCAAAGAAATCTGTCAGTAGACAGCCCCAGCCTGGTGATGCTGAGTATGGACGGCAAAGTTTTGGCAATGCTAGCAAGTCTACCTTTGTTCAGCGTCAGCAAGGTTCTGATGGGTCTGAAGAAATGGGCAAACCGCCTAAGAAAAAGCTTCCAGTATCTGAGAACATGTGGTTCCAGAGAGAGGCAATGGGAAAGAACTATTCCCCCCTAAAAGCAAAGAACCTGAAGAAAGGTGGACTAGCTAGCTCAGCCTCTAGCCGTGCAGACGGAATTGCGCAGCGTGGCAAGACCCGTGGCAGGATGGTATGAACAACAAGAAAATCAGCAAAGTAATGCATGAGTTTAAAACTGGGTCACTGAAGTCCTCATCAGGGCAAAAGGTGACTAATCCTAAACAGGGAATAGCTATAGCATTAAGCGAAGCCCGTAGAGATAAAAAGGGCGGAGAAATGAAAGATTCTAAGTCAATGGAAAAGATGAGCATGAAGCGTGGTGGTGCATCAATGGCTAAGGTAAAAGCTCCAGGTGGCCGCTCAGTTCTAAGCGCTCTGGGTCGTATACCAATGTCCGCTAAAGCTAAAGCAATGATGCCTGGACCGGCTATGCCTGCAATGCAGCCTGGCATGAAGAAGGGCGGATCAGTTGGTGCATCTAAGATGGGCAAGGTAGTAGCTGGTGGTAACAAGCCACATGGTGAGCACACTGTTCAGAAATCAGGCCATACCAAGGCAAAGCAGGTCACAATGCCGGGTAATAAGAATATGAAGAAAGGCGGCAAGGTTTAATTAGGGAGTTAATGATGGGCAAAGCAAGCGAGATACTTGGCTCTATAAGTCCACTCTACGGAATTATTTCTGGTAAGGGATTGTTTGGAAAGCTAGTAGGTGGTGGAGATTCTGAGGCCAAGAACATAAAAGATGAGATAGAAGAAAGACGGCAGCAGGCAGGGCAAAGAATGCGTGAGCAAGGGGATAAGAAGTTTGCTCCTCAACCTGCCCGTGCACAAGCCGCTGAGAGTCAGCCTGAGCCGGCTCAAGAGATGAAGCGCGGTGGTAGCGTAAAGAGCAAAGTAAGCTCAGCATCTAAGAGAGCAGATGGCATTGCCCAGAGAGGCAAGACCCGTGGGAAGTTTGTATAACATGATGGCCTCTCGCGGTATGGGTGATATCAGCCCAGTTAAGATTAGACAGATCAAGAAGCGTGATGGCAATGAGCCTGTAAAAGTCTATAAGAAGGGTGGCAAGCTACATGCAAATATGCATGCTAAGCGTAAGCGCATATCTTTGGGATCTGGCGAGAAGATGGGCAAGTAATGGCAGATAAGAATAGAAAGTATATATCTGGCACATGGAATGGACAGCCTGTAACTGAGGCTGAGATGAATGCTAGAGAGGCAGCTCAGTATAAGAATAGATCTCCAGCAGAAGTAGGTATGGATGACTATGCAGATAAGGCAAAAGCTAGGATGACTGGTCAGGCTATGAATAGGGCCGCAGCTGAGAATGAGCTAGATCAGGAAATGGCACAGGCAAGGGCAAGGATGGTTAAGCGCAAATCAGGTGGCAGGATATCAGCATCTAGTCGTGCAGATGGTATAGCGCAGCGTGGTAAGACAAGGGGTAAGATCTTATAATGGCAACTCCTGCATGGACGCGAAAAGAAGGCAAGTCTGAGAGTGGCGGCTTAAACGCTAAGGGCAGGGCTTCTTATAATAAGGCTAACCCAGGCAAGCCAGGGCTTAAAGCTCCTCAGCCAGAAGGTGGCAGCCGTAAGAAGTCATTCTGTGCCAGGATGTCAGGCTTAAAGAAGAAGTTAACTTCTGCTAAGACGGCAAATGATCCAGATAGCCGCATTAACAAAAGTCTTAAAAAATGGAAATGTTAGATGCCATATACAGTAGCCACATCAACATTTAACCCAGCACTCAATGAGCTTATAGAAGAAGCCTTTGAGAGATGCGGCCTTGAGCTGCGTAGCGGTTATGACTTTAGAACGGCTAGGAGAAGTCTTAACTTTCTTCTAACTGAATGGGCCAATCGTGGGATAAACCTGTGGACTATTGAGCAGGGTACAATCCCATTAATACAGGGTACTATCACATATGATCTGCCGGATAATACTGTAGATCTGATTGAGACTGTGATTCGTACCAGTCCTGGCCAGGTAAGTAACCAGACAGATTTGAACATTAATAGAATTAGTGTATCTACCTATTCTACAATCCCTAACAAGTTAACTCAGGGTAGGCCTATTCAGATATACATTAACCGTAGATCTGGACAGACAACTAATGTGCAGGGTGCGGTACCACAGGTCCCACAAGTCACTGTGTGGCCTTCACCTAGTCAAGGTACAGTAGAGTCACCATATTATTATTTAGTGTACTGGCGGCTGGTTAGGATGCCAGATGCGGGCAACGGTATTAATGTGGAAGGAATTCCCTTTAGATTCCAGAACGCCATTGTTTGTGGCCTTGCATATATGCTGTCAGTTAAGCTACCTAATGCAATTGATAGAGTACCAATGCTTAAAGCACAATATGATGAGGCATGGCAATTGGCTGCTGATGAGGATAGAGAGAAAGCGCCACTGCGGTTTGTTCCGCGCATGATCACATACAGATAAAATGGCTAGTAAGTACGCATCACAGAAGAATTCAATAGCGGAGTGTGATCGCTGTGGGTTCAGGTATATGCTTAAAGAGTTGCGTAGGCTTACAATTAAAACAAAGATATCTAGTATTAAAGTATGTAAGAATTGCTGGGAACCGGATCAGCCTCAGTTATCATTAGGTATGTATCCTGTGAATGATCCACAGGCAGTACGGGAACCAAGGCCAGATGTTGGCTACTACCAATCTGGATATAGTGGATTGCAGCTGGTGATAACACCAAGCCAAAATATTAATTCAGATGGAACACCTGAAGGTGGTAGTAGAATATTTCAGTGGGGCTGGGCTCCTGTAGGTGGCGCTAGGAATAATGATAATGGGCTAACGCCTAACTATTTGGCAGCACCTGGATTAGTTAGCAATGTAACGGTATCTACTACTTAGGAGCAGGACATGGACAAAAAAGATAAGAAGCAAGACGCAGCTTTGATTAAGAAAGCGTTCAAGCAGCATGACAAGCAAGAGCACAAAGGTAGTAAAGGCACCAAGCTATCTTTGAAAAAAGGCGGAGTCACTACAGATGCTATGAAGAAGTATGGCCGTAACCTAGCCCGTGCTATGTACCAGGATGGTAAAAATGGCTAAGAACAATAAGCCTGCATCTGAGTACGCAGTGCCACATACAATGTCTGGTGGTCCTTACATCCCTAAGAAGATGAGAGATCCTAACCTTCTTAAAGCTACTGAGTTGGGTCCACGCGAAGCGGTTCCTCGCGTAAGCGCAGGAGATCCAGGTAAGAATGATGTTAAGACTTCTGGTATTAAAATGCGTGGATATGGTGCCGCAACTAAGGGAACTATGTCTAGAGGCCCAATGGGCTAGGAGTCAGTAAAATTAACTATACTCAGCTTACTGCCGCAATACAGGCATATACAGAAAACTACGAACAGGAGTTCATAGCGTATATCCCTACGTTTGTTCGTCAGGCAGAGACTAGGATATATAACAGTGTTCAGATTCCAGCGCTGCGTAAGAATGTAACTGGCACAGTCTCAGCTAATAACCAGTATCTGTCAGCACCTTTAGATTTCTTAGCAGTTTATTCAATGGCGGTTATAAACAATACAACCCAAGCCTATGAGTACATGCTGGATAAGGATGTTAACTTTATAAGGGCGGCATTCCCTATTAAGACAGATACTGGGATTCCACAGTACTATGCTCTATTTGGGCCTACTACCACTAATACAGATCCAGCCATAGTAACTACTGAGCTGTCCTTTATTGTGGGTCCAACGCCTGATGTTCAATATTATGTAGAGCTGCACTACTACTATTATCCAGAGTCTATAGTTACAGCAAGTACTACTTGGCTAGGAGATAACTTTGATCCAGCATTATTCTATGGCTCTTTAAGAGAGGCTTACTTGTTTATGAAGGGTGAGCAGGATCTAATTGGCAATGTAGAAGCTAAGTATGCAGAAGCTATGGGTCAACTCAAACGTCTGGGTGATGGTCTAGAAAGGCAGGATGCATACAGATCAGGTCAAGTTAGGGTTAAAATAACATGACCATAAGACAGGGACTAACTACAAGCTTTAAAGAGCAGATACTAAATGGTGTACATGACTTAGAGACTGACTCTTTGTACATTGCATTGTATACTGCACTTGCATCATTAGATGAGACAACAACCATATATACAGCCACTAATGAAATTACAGGTACTGGATATGTGGCAGGAGGAAAGTTGATAACTAATGTAACAGTAAAGTCTGCAGATGGGGTTGCATATGTTGACTTCAGTAACCCAACTTGGAATC